TGGCTGCAATCCGATAACGACTGTTCCTTGCTGCACTGGAGTCTGTGTTAGTGTGAATGTAAAAGATGTAGTGAAACCATCAGGTTCAAATAGGTTTCTATCAATGAAGTTTAACTCTGGCCAAATACGGTAAAAAATATCCGGCCATTGGTACCACGCAAATTGATAGTTATCTACATAAATAGGAGGTTCAACCTGGTAGATGTATTGTGGTAGAGAATAAGTTCCACAATTGGGTACAGAAGTAAAAGTGAAAAAGCGTTTCAGTTTTAGGGAACGGAAATGTTCAGGCATATCATAGAGATAAAAGTCGTTGATATAGTCGTCAATACCAGGAGGGTTCGTTACACTGACAGCACCAGGGACAGGGGAAGTGTCCGGAAGCTGAGCAATATCGAATTGTCCAGTCAATTTACGAACTGTATAACGTATGCGTGAAAGATCCCAAACAGTCATTATGCCGCCATTGATTCAATCATGAATTTGTATCTAGGCTGCTTTTTGCCTGTCTTTATTGGATTTCCTCTTTCATCTTGAAGATAACTATGCTGATCATAGCCAGAACGTTCGTTGATCCAGCGTGCAACTGAATGGGGAATAGTTGTATGCTCGCCATCTTCAAATGTTTTGCTGAAATACGGCATGTGTTTGTAATATTTTCCACAAACTTTTCCTGGCTGACCGGGACATTCGATGTTGACAAAGGTTCCAGAGACTTTTTTGTCTGTTTCTGGTGTCATTGCTTCAATGGAGTCAGTGTTCACTGGAGTTTTGTTAATCTTCATATGGACCAGAGGATCTTTTTTTACCTCTTGCGGAACGATCATTTTTGCCATAATTTTCTCCTTAAAATGGGATGGGTGTTGTTGAAATGTTGTCGTAAGCATCTCCCAAGAGAGAGTCGCAAACGTTATTTATTTGCTGAGGTTCCGTATTTGTGATAGGTGTTGGGCCAGAACCAACAGGAAGCACTTCTGCTGTAAAACCTGGATTTGAAGGAACGACAAAAGCAGGGAAAAAGGATGTGTCGATATCTACTAATGGAGGAACTTGAGTTGCCTGTATACTGAAAGTTGTCGCTGACAGTACTGTGATGATGCAGAGAATGTTATTCAATTCTACCATACCATAGTTCTGAGGAACATGTAGACGGACTACCTGACCTGTAGTTAAGTTATGGTCTGTTGTAGTTGTTACAATTCCAGGATTTGAGTTAGAAATTGTGTCTATAGGGATCCTGACAGGTGTAAAACTCATACAAACCTTCAAATAAAGGAAGGGGACAAAATGTCCCCAACCTATTAAACGTCACCTCTCCAGGCTGTCCAAGAAAGGATATCGCTTGCAGTAACTCCAATAGTTCCTGCTGCCGATGTTTGAAGCAAACCAGCACCAATGATAAACCCTTGGAATTGCTGATTAGTTGTTGCATCGTCAAGCAAGTCTTGGTAGTAAGTAACCAAACCAACAGTTGTTGGCGAAGGTCCAGAACCAACAGGGATCACAAACGCAGGTGTGAATGGAACAGCAGATGCTGCTGGCCAAGCCCAAGCTGTGAATGCTGAAGAGTCGATACTACCTATGGTTAAAGTAGTCGCTGTAACAGCAGTGATTACACCTTGAAGGTTGTTTGCTTCTACCATACCAAAAGCAGTTGGCACACGAAGACGTACTTGTTGACCTACTGTCAAACCATGATTTTGAGTAGTAGTAACAACAATTGGATTGGCTTGTGTAATATTGCTAATCCAAAATCTTGATGGGTAGAAGAGAGGACCGACAATCACTCTACGAATGACAAATGATGTCTCCGCAGTGAAGTTGGCTGTATTGGTATTTACTGGTATTGTGAATGTATTTGCTCCTGTGACTGTCACAGTAAAATACATTCCGGAAAGCTGCTTCATAACAGAATTATTTGTCATGAGAACGACATCACCAGTTTGCAATCCATGAGAAGCTGCTGTAGCAACAGCTGGGTTTGCTTTTGTGATGGTTGTTCCACTGATGGATGGACCAAGTTGAACACTTTGTCTGCCATCATATAAAGAGATGGCATTAGATGTGACTACCGCATTTAAAATAGCAGTACCCGCAGCATTCCAGTATTTAACTTTAGTCTGAGTGGGAAAAACAGAATCCCAATACATCTCAGTGATATTCTCATTACCTGTGCCAGAAGCTCCGAATTGTGTTTCATTCACAATCCAAATCTTTGTTGGCAAGAAACCAAGGTTTATGTTGATTCTTGCTGGCAAAGTTTCTGTTTGTGCGGCAGTTGTTACTCCGCTTAACATAAAATGTTCTGCAAATGGCATAATTTACCTCCTATGAGTGCGTCGCACGTAGATTGAATATCCATGCGTCATTCAATATCCGTGGAACTTGAGCAAATTTATACGCACCCAATTGCAACCTACGAAGCGGGTCGGTGGGCCCACCAGGAGGTGTGTAGATAAAGCTTGCTGTAGCAGTTGTTAGCTCAATCATCGCATATGCTTCTTGCCCTGTGATAAACACGTTGTAAACTGTGTTACCGTTGAGAGAAGCATTTGGACTTAATGAACCTTTCGAGCTGTACAAGAATCTGACGTTACCGACAGAACCCCATTCAGCATTCAAAATGTTCATATTAGATGGATACTGAGCTTGAGAGATAAATCCAACGACAGATTCAAGGTCATCGAGAATTGCGGTATTCATCATGCCCCAGAAAGCTTCTCTTACAGGAGCAGTACCGAATTTTAAAGTTCCTTCAATGTTGTCGCTGATCATCATGGCATCGTTGCCAAGAAGAGCTAAAACTACAGCGTCAATATCGCTTCTTGATAGTTCTGTTGGATTGTCACCATTGACACCACCAGTACTATTGATTACAGAAGCAGTAGATGCTAACATGTTACGGATCAGTTCGTCTTCAGTCTCCCGCATACTCTGTGCTAGTAAAGATACGGTTTGATTGAGGACGGGGTCTTGGTTGATAAACATGACCTGATCTGTGATCGTCACGTAGGTGCCATACCAATCGAGTCTGGCATCTATGTCGACGGCATTTAATACCTGACCTGGAGGTGTTAAACCTGAGTCTGGTAACGGTACAGTCGCTGTTTGCAAGTTCGTATATCGACGATAACGAGCAATACGACCGCTATTAGGAGGAAGCTCCTTTTTCAGCGCCATTTGCTTATGTATCAGTTTTGGCATGGGACGTGACAAAAGCACGTTGTCAAACCATTGCTGTACTGGAGCTGGAAGTGAGTTTGTAGTGGTTATAGTCATTTAAACCTCTTTTAAGCTTGCCTCGCGAACTTTTGAGACATCTCCCAAATCTGCGCTGCGCTTAATTTGGAAAAATCGTCAGCTTGAGTCTTCAAAGAAGCGCTTACAGCATTAGAGGAAACCGGTCTTTGAGCATTTTTCATGATCTTTTCTGCTTTTGGACTGGTTTGCTGTTTACTCACTGTCTCCTCATACTCATCTGAAATTTTTGCCAATTTATAAGCCGCCTCGGCAGGATTCTTGGACATATGAATCTTGTGCGCTAAGGCTGGATCGTTTTTAATCATCGGAATTGCAAAATTCTCTAGTACGTAGTCGTAGTCTTCGTATTTAGAACGCATTCTTTGTTCGTCTTGGAGAACTTTTTGCTGGTTAGCAAACTCTTCGACGACTTGACGAGCTTTTATCTCGGCTTTCTTTTCAGCACTTTGATTGACAAGCATTTTCGCTTGTTCAACAGTGAGATATTCAGAGGGATCCATCTTTTCAAGAGGATCTGGCTCTGGAGGTTTTTCTTGCTGTTTAGCAAACTTTGCCTCTAGCTCATCTATACGTTGTTTTTGAAGACGCATAACCTCATTAGCTTTTTCCCAATTGATATTCTCAGTATTTTTTTGAGGTATCTCTTGGACTTGCTGCTTAGGCTCTTCGACTATTTCTTGTGTCTCTTGAACAAGTTCCTCTTTTGCAATTTCTGTTTCTGTCATATATACCCTTTGCACACGGCGACTGTGCCCTTACGCCCATTTCACAACCATTTTCTTGGCATCGGGAAAATGGTTTTAGTTACGCCCTGAAGCCGGCGACGCTAAAATAATTACTTGATAGTTTTGACAAAATTTTTTAAGACGGCAGAAAATCATCGTAGTGATATTTCAAGCCAGACTTTGTTACTGAAGCTATCACTTCAGGAACAGGTTCATTTTTTCCGCCAACTGACCATGTTGGCCAATCTCCAGGAAGTGCCCATTCCAAAGTCAAAGTTCCTGTCTGATTATCAATGCCAAAAAGGATGCAAGAAAGCATCATGGGTGGCTTTTTTGTAAAACCTATCGGCTTTATCTTGATAATATTGGGATGCTTTGGCCAAGGTTTGGCATGGAACATGATGTAGTACTTGCCTTCACGGTGCTGATTTGCATCCATGATGGTTTCAAGATCTTTCATCAAACGTTTTGTCATCGCTTGACGAGTTTCACCAAGTTGCTGCCCAGAA